GTGTTTCGCAAGATAGTCGTCGTCAGTCACCGTGGCCGTGAGGTTTGCAAAACCTCTCATGAAGCACCCAGTAAATGGACTTTCAACTTGTCCATATCGCTCCTTGTATTCGTCCAACTCGTTCTCCAAGATGATCTTTGGTTTCACACCTAGGGTCTTGCATACTCCGGAAACTTCCGAAGTTGCAGCAGCCATAAGATGTGATTGAACGAGCCCTATGTGGTTCATTTGGACCAGGGCGTAAGCCCCAGCTGGCGATTCGTGAGCAATTTGTACAGAAGCACAATCGATGTTCGTGTATCTGTGACTGGGCGGGGGTATAAGACCTAAACCCCCTAAGGTACGAGGTAAATAGTTCGACAGCGAGAGGCGATGTAACTTTGGAAATTCCTTGTTAAACGCCTTCAGTTGTTTGATCTGTCGAGCCCGGAAGAAACGTAACCCAATTCTTACCCCTTCTTTAACCTTTTCGCCTTCAAAGTCTCCCTTAAGTTGTTTTTGGAAAACATTTTGGCGTGCGTCTACAGTGATAAACCACTTTTTGTATGACTCTAATCTGTGGGAGTGTTCATCTTCCCATTCGCGCACACGTTCTCGTAGTGCGTGCAGAGTAAGTACATTTTTATCCGTATGAGGCAATTTCATCGCATCTAGCTTAGCCAAAACAGCTCTACCAGACTTAGACTTTCTATACTCATCATCAATCAACGTACTGTCCATACCTATATATCTACTGTAGAAATCCTCCCCCATTCCCTGAGCGGACACCAGTGACCTAAGAAGATCTTCTGGTTGCAATTGTAGTCCGCCGACAGCTGATCGAGTGCCGCCATAGAGGAGTCGCATGTTAATCTGGGGTGCCTGCCTTAATCTCAAATCACGGGTGACTTTATATAACTCGGAATTAATAACCAAAAGTTTCCGAGAAGTGTAATTTTTGCCAATGGAGAATTTAAGACCACAAACTCTAGTGATTTCCTTCCAAAGTTCGTAGTGAGCAACATCAATAGCACGAAAGAGGATATCATCGCCGTTAACAACAAGTGGTAATTCCTTGAGGGTAAACCTTCTGCCCAACCGTAGCTCATAAGACAGCCTTGTAGCTGCCAAATTCACTAAACAGAGGACAGGAAAACTGACAGGCGAACCCATCAGCTGACCCCATTGTTGTTCGTATCCTTCAACTTCCGCACCCTTGCTC